CTGCGAACTAGGGATGACAGTCAGCAGGCTTCGCACCGAGCTGACAGATGATGAGCTGGTGCATTTTGCGGCCTTCCATGAGTTGAAGTCCGAGATGGAAGAAAAAGCTATGCAGCGCGCAAAGCAAGGGCGGCGGTAGACTTCGCTTATTGCTAGGTCGCCGTGGCAAAGTCATCCGTCGATCTGATTGTCAACGCCGCAAAGGCGCTCAATCCACTTCGCGCGGTTGCGGCAGCTAGCAAAAAAACAGAGGCTGCAATAAACAGCCTGAAGAGAGCTGCGAAAGATACGGGCGACAAGCTCGCTGATATGGGCCGTAGAGGCAAAAAGGGTCTGTCTGATTTAGCTGCGAAAGCAGGCCAAGCGATAGGCAAATTTGGAAAGCTAGGCAAGGCGGCTGCATTAGCAGCAGCGGCTGCAGGTGCGGCGGCGTTTCTTAAGTTTTCATTCGGCAAGGCGGGCGAGCTAGAGAGGCAAACAAAGAGCCTGCAAGTTCTTACCGGGTCGCTGGAAACAGCCAAAGGGATTGTCTCTGAGCTGCAGGCGTTCGGTGCGGTGACGCCGTTCACCAGCACAGAGCTGATCGAAACGTCGAAACGATTAAAGGCTTTCGGCTTCGAGACAGAGCAAGTCGTTGACATCACCAAGCGACTCGCTGATGTTGCTGGTGCGACTGGTGCTGATCTCAGCGGCATCGCAACGGCGTTCGGTCAGATCCAAGCGAAGGGCCGACTGCAGGGGGAGGAGCTGCTGCAGCTTCAGGAACGAGGCGTTGCGCTTCAGGATGAGCTGAAAACAATGTATGGCCTGACCGGCACTGAGTTCAGCAAAGCATTAGAGAAAGGACAGATCAGCGCCAAAGCAGCAGAGGTTGCTCTGATCAGGCTGACAGAGGCAGGCGGTAAATATGCAAACGGTGCGGTTGCCCAGTCCGATACTTTGTTCGGCAAACTTTCAACGTTGCAAGATGCCCTACAGCGGTTCGGCCAGAACATCGGGAAGGTGCTCTCACCTATTTTTAAGGGCATCATTAACTTCCTCACAACTATCACCAATCAGATCAACAATCTGTTTAGGGAAGCAGAGATTGCAAGAAAAGTAGACGAAGAGCTTGGCCTTAGCGGTCAAGGTGCGAAGAAAGAATTTAGAAGCGGTTCAGTAGCAGAACGCCGAGAATTGTTTGAAAGAAGGCGGGCAAGGATTGAGGAGCTAAGGAACAGTGATTTCCTGAGAACTCCCGAGACTCCCGACATGACGATCCCTGAGCTGCTCAAGGGGACAGCGGGAACTGGGCAGACCGACGCTGAAAGAATCACCGAGCAACTTGAGAAACAGGTTGTAGCACTCAAAGAGGCGAAGCTATTAGCAGCTGGCAAGACAAGCGAAGACAGGGCGCAGATCCAGCTTGGTATTGAGCTTGCGAATGTTGAGAATCTTCGAACAGAAGAAAACACATTGCTCGTGGATAAAGTAAAGGAGGGTATCCAAGCTCTTTATGACCAAGAACTTGCGACCGCTGCGAACATTAAGAAAGACAAGGAAAGAGCAGACGCAAAAGCAGCAGCAGATGCCGCAGAAAAGAAACGGCTAGAGCAGATTCGCGGTATCTATCAAGGCATCAGCGACACGATTGCCGACGGAGTTGTTAACTCATTGAAGGCTGCCATCGATGGCACTAAGTCTTTTGCTGAAGTAGTGACAAGTGTATTTACTGATCTGCAAAACCAAATTCTGCAGTTGATCCGCAACCAGATATTTTTTGGCAACCTCACCGGCACCCTTACTAAGGGATCTGGAATATTGGGTGGCCTGTTTGGAGGCTTTCTCGCTAATGGTGGACCGGCCCAAGCAGGCAGGGCATACATGGTCGGAGAGCGTGGACCTGAGATGTTCGTGCCGCGCAGCAGTGGCACTGTCATTCCTAACAACCAGCTAGGTGGCGGCGGCGCAAACGTCGTCGTGAACGTTGATGCCAGCGGCAGTAGCGTGCAGGGCGATGAAGGTCAGTCACGACAGCTCGGGGCCTTGATTGGCGCTGCTGTCCAGACCGAGATAATCAAGCAGCAGCGACCTGGAGGACTATTGAGCCGATGACCGCCAGCTGGGATTCATCCGTCAACCTGCAGCCGTCCTACGGCACGACAAAGAGCAGCCAGCCGATCACTCGCACGGCGCGGTTCGGCAGTGGTTATGAGCAAGTAGGCAGCCTGGGGATTAACCAGAACCCGAAGTCGTTCAGTCTCACTTACAACCTGTCTGAGGCTGAATCAGACACCGTTGAGACGTTCTTGGATGCCCGTGGTGGCACCGAGAAGTTCATCTTCACACCGCCGGGTGAAAGCAGCAGCATCAAGGTTCGCTGTAGAGCTTGGAACAAGACGATGACCACGAAAGGTCGCGTCCAGCTGACCACAACCTTTGAGCAGGTGTTTGAAGCATGAGCACGCCGCAGTCGATCCAAGAGCAGCTGCAGTCGCTTGAGCCGTCAGCGATCATCGAGCTGTTTCAGCTAGAGCTAACGCAGGCCGTCAACGGCGTTGATCAGACGTATTACTACCACGCAGGTACGAACGAGTTGACCGCGAACGTAACTTTTGCCGGTCAGGAATATACGGCGACAGCTATTGAGGTTGATGGGTTTCAAGCGTCAACTAAAGGCGTGCTTCCTCGCCCGACAATGCGGATTGCCAACGTTGGTAATGCCATTTCGGCTCTGTTGCTTCTTTACAACCCGCTGCAGGCGAAGGTCACCCGGATTCAAACCTGCAAGAAGTTTTTAGACGCCGTCAACTTCACAGGCGGCACCAACGCGACTGCAGACTCTACAGCGAAGTTTGAGGACCAGATTTTTTACATTGATCGGGTAGCAAACGAAAACTCTCAGCTGGTTGAGTTCGAGCTAGCGAGCAAGCTTGATCTAGTGAACGTTGCGTTGCCGCGTCGTCAAGTCCTTGAGCATTGCCCTTGGGTGTACCGCCAAGAAAACACCTGCGGATACAAGGGCACGAAGTACTTCGACATCAACAACAACCCGACTACTGAAGCTAACGATGTTTGCGGCAAGCGTTACACCAGCTGCACGCTGCGCTTTCCTGAAGGCGATTTGCCGTTCGGAGGTTTCCCAGGTGCCCGACTTCAGATGTGACGCAGAGGCACACGCTGCCCGTTCTTATCCACGCGAGGCGTGCGGGCTTGTCATCAATGGACAGTATTGGCCGTGCCGCAACATTGCAGACGAGCCAGAGCATCGTTTTGTCATTGAGCCAAGGGATTACGCCGTCGCCGCGATGATGGGCAAAGTTGAGGCTGTTGTTCACTCGCATCCCCACGGTGGCCCTGCGAGCGAGTGGGACCAAACTGTGTGTAGTGAGGGCTCTGTGCCCTGGCACATTTTTGAGCTACCGGAGGGCAAGTGGTTGACTATCGATCCTTAGTTGGCCGCCAGTGGGAGTACGGCAAGGCCGACTGCTTCACGTTGGTGCGTGATTGGTTCAAGCTGCAAGGGATTGAGCTGCCGGATTATGAACGGCCAAAAAGCACAGAAACCTGCGAAAGCATCTTTCTTGATCAGGCGGAGGTGATCGGGTTCAAGCCGGTGACGTTGCAAACTCGTCAACCTGGCGATGTGTTGATCATGCGAATGGCAACTCGCACGCCGATGCACGCCGCTGTTCTGCTACCTGATGAGCGTATCCTGCACCAGCAGCGCAACTCGCTAAGTGCGGTGGTGCCTTTGAGCAGATACTATTTGGCAAGGGTCGCGGCGGTCTTTCGATATGCAGCAAGTCGTCCGACTGCTGGGTGATTTAGGCGAGCGGTATGGCGCTGAGCACGTCTACCACAACCTCCGCACGCCTGCTGATGCCATCAAGCTGCTGTGTATTAACTACCCATCTTTCCAGGCTGAGCTAGTTACCGCACATGAAAAAGGTATCGGTTATCGCGTTTTGCAGGCTGGCGTCGATCTGGACCTTAGTGATTTGCATTTGCCGATTGGGCAAAACGATTTGATCTTGACCCCTGTCCTTAGTGGCGCAGATGACAACCCTATTACTCGCATAATTACTGGCGTTGCTCTGATCGGCGCGGCATTTTTTACTGGTGGGGCAACGATTGGCTTGTTAGGTTTAGCCGCTCCTGTGGCAGTAAGCACTGCTCTGGGAACTATCGGCGCGACTCTAATCCTTGGCGGAGTAACGCAAATGCTGTCGCCGCAGCCAGAGTTCGGACTTGGAGCTGGCGTCGGGGTCAGAAACGATTTTCAGGCAACACGGCCAGCGTCAGTCAATCGCGGTTTTGACGGGCAACAGTCTTACGCCTATCTCGGTGCTCAAAACACGGTTGGCGTTGGCGCGACGATTCCCGTGGCTTACGGAAAGGTGTTAGTCGGCTCACATGTCATTTCAGCAGACGTTGACGTTGCTGATGAATCTGATCCTCTTAAAAAAGCAACTAGAACGCCAGGAATTGAAACTGTCACTGTCAACGGCGAGAAGTTAAGAAATGACAGGCGTGTGCAAGATAGTGGCCGATGGGGGTTCATTCATTTTCAGAAAGACTATACAGGCGGCGATATTTTCAGAACATTCAACAAAAGCGATAAGATCACCTTCCAAAACCAGATCCGCCTTGAATTTACTGAAGGCCCCACAAAAAGCCCTGACGATTACTTTATCGCGATCGAGCTTACTAACTTTTTTAAATCTGTGAGCGGTCCGGGAACAACAAAAACAGATGCTTTTGTCAGTTACCAAATAACAAGCAGAGAGAACCAAGATGAAAACAGTGTTACCGCACGAGACTCATTTACGGTCCAAGGGCTCGTTACAGGGACATATAAGTACTATCACAAATTTAAGCCAAACAAAATACCGGATAAGGACTTTTATTTTATCGACGTTGAGATTCTTGACGCGTCTATTGAAAGTACCGCGACCATGCGTTTTAGGCACGGTTTCGCCCCGCACATTGGTTAGTCATGGCTCTTAACTCAACTTCCAGCGTTCGCCTTGTTGACCTGCTCTGCGAGGGCCCGATTCAAGGTTTTGATGCTGTCAACGAACAGGTATTTCTTGATGAAACCCCGTTATTTACTGGCAATGACGCAAACTTTCCTACCGATGATGTTGATGTTGATTTCCGCTTAGGTGGGCGCGTACAGTCGCAGCTGCCGCAGTCAGGTACTGCAACAACAACCATCACAAGCGTTGCGGTTGAGGTTGGTCAAAATTACTCAGAAACACTCAACGACAATAATGAAGTAACAGCACGCGATTACGGATCTGGGACAGTTATTCGACAGATTACAGATACAGAGGTAGATTCGTTCCAACTTTTGTTCACAATCCCGCGCTTGTTTTCTACAGCGCAAGAGGGCCTAGCGAAAGGACAGCCTTTTAACGGTGTTCTAGATATCCAAGTTTGGGTGCAGCGTCAAGGTGGGCCATACAACATGCTCGACTCTTTCAGGGTGACTGGTGTTGCGCTGACTGATTACCAAAGAAAGACAAAGGTCATCCAACTGCCCCGTGATGCCAACGGCAATGGCGGGCCTTGGAACATCAAGGTTGTAAAAGTAAACTTAGGAGAGGGCCATTTTGAAGTTAATTTCAATGACTTTGAAGAGGTTCCTAAGAACTCGCCACTAGCTAATAGCCGCGGCAATCAGTTAATTTGGACTTCAATAATTGAGCGCCAAGATATACGCAGCGCCTACCCATATACGGCTTGCGTTGGCCTCAAACTAAACACCCGGCAGTTCAGCAATCTGCCTAGTCGCGCTTATCTCGTCAAAGGACGTTTAGTTCAGATCCCCCATAACGCTGCTGTGCGTAATGACGGGAGCTTGAATTTAACTTTAGGGGTTGCGTTTGATGGCAGCACTCGCACGGCTTGGACAACCTGCCCTGTCTGCATCTTTGCTGACATGGTGCTTAACGACCGCTACGGCTGTGGTGATTTTGTAAGTACATCCAATCTCAGCTACACGGATCTCTACCCGCTGATTCAGTACGCAAACCAACTAGTCACGAATCAAGACGGCTCTACAGAGCCGCGCTTTGCCTGCAACGTTTTGATCGGTGATCGCGCAGCGGCTTTCAACGTGCTGCAGGATCTCGCTTCGGTGTTCCGTGGGATGTCCTACTGGAGCAGCAACACTGTGCAGTTGGCTGCTGATCACGGGAATCTCGACGGTTCTGCTGTTGATCCGGTTCACCTTTATACGAACAGCAACGTCATTGAAGGCGTTTTTAACTATTCCGGATCGTCTCTGAAAACGCGCAGCACCAGCATCCGCGTCCGTTACAACGATCCCGACAACTTATACAAGCCGAACTTCGTCGTTGTCGAAGACGCGGCGCTAATCACCAAGTACGGCTACCAAGTCCGCGAGGTGGTCGCGTTTGGCTGTACATCGCGCAATCAGGCGTATCGCCTGGGCCGCTGGATGATGGCATCAGAAGAGCTGGACGGCGAAACCGTCACGTTCTCAACTGGCCTTCAAGGCGCAATCGTTTTACCTGGCCAGGTGTTTGCTGTTGCCGATGAGATGCGGCAAGGCGCACGCATCGCTGGTCGTTGCAGCGCAGCGACGACAACGACGGTGACTGCAGACATCAGTGTCACGTTGCCCGGTGGCGCAGGCCATACGCTTACCGCAACGCTGCCCGACGGCACGATCGAAACCAAAACGATCAGCAGCGTCGATGGGGCTGTCATCACGGTGTCGTCTGCGTTCAGCGCAGCACCGCTAGCCCAGTCAATTTGGTCGATCCAATCATCAACCGTTGCTCATCAGAAGTTCCGCTGCATTTCGGTGGCTGATGGCGGCGATGGCACATTTGCAATCGTCGGCGTTCAGCACAACGACAGCATCTACGCAACAGCCGACAACGCCGATGCGTTGGAGTACCAATCGGTAACGACGTTCGACAAGATCCCGACAGCTCCAAGCGGCCTGACCTTCGAGACCAAAGAGGTCCGGCGAAACAACAACGTCGTCAACGACGTGTTCATGGGGTTCAAGCGCGACGATGACGGAAACATCAACGGCTACGAAATTCGCTACAAGGTCGGCGATGGCAACTTTCAAACAGTCCGACAGACGACCAATGAGCTGAAGGTTGAAGGCGTTAAGCCTGGTACGACTGTCACATTCCAAATTCGATCAATCGGCCGCGACGGCACGTTCAAGCACTCGCAATGGGTTTCTGGTTCGTTTGTTGTCCCTAAAGAGGACGTGACGACGAAGACAGCTGAGAAACTTGTTCAGCTGCCACCTGACCCGTTGCAAGTGCAGTTAGAGCCCCATCGCTCGAATCAAGTGATGGTTACCTGGTCTGTGCCGAAAGATGGTCTGGGCGCGACAAGTGACAGGCTGAACGCTGAGATTCGCCACAGCTCAAAGACTGACGGCTCCGCTACTTGGCCAAACAGCTCGCTGCTGACCACCGTAAAAGCCAACACGTTTTACGCAATCTTGCCGGAACTGTCGGGTGAATACTTCGTCCGGTTCATCGACGACCAGAACAAGAAAAGCTCAGCCGTTCGGTCGGTCGTTCACACGCTGACGGATGCACAACCGCGCTTGCTGGTCCTTGAGGATCGCGAAGACAGCGACTCACCGCGATTCCAGGGGCAGAAGAATGACACGTTTTACTCGGAGGAATACAACGCGTTGGTGATCGATGGCGACGAAACCATCGACGACATTTTGGACATTGATGCGCTGAGCAGCTTCGACTTCCTCGGCACGCGGAAGAGCAGCGGCGAGTATTTCTTCGCCAACACGCTCGATTTAGGCGCTGAGTTCGACATTGAGTTCAGCCGCCATCTGGTGATGCGTGGCACCTATCCAGCTGAAGACATCGATGAGCGCACGGCACTGGTCGACACTTGGACCGACTTTGATGGCCAAGAGGCTGACGACGTAAACGCTGAGGTCTACCTGCGAGCTTGTGCAACTGGCGAGCAAACAGAGATCGAGCTAACAGAGGACGGCGACAAACTGCTGCTCGAAGACGCTAACGATCAACAGCTAGAGAGCAACTTGGTGTTCGGTGACTGGGTGCCGCTACGAAACGGGCACTTCCAGGGCCGCTTGTTCCAGTTCAAGTGCGAGCTAAGCAGCGATCACGTTGACCAAACGCCGCTGCTGGATGAGCTTGGCTTTACGGCGAAGATGCCGCTGCGGACAGAAACCAGCTCTGTGATTGCGTCTGGCACGGCATCTGGCGGCAAGGCGGTGACGTTCACCAATGCGTTTTTCCAAGATGGCGCTTTCTACAACACGCCGCCCAGCATTGGCATCACGGCTTTCAACCTTGCGTCAGGCGATTACTATGAAGTGACTTCGATCACCAGGACTGGATTCACAGTGACCTTTAAGAACAGCAGCAACGCTGTGATTAACAGGAACTTCCAATTCCAGGCGGTCGGCTACGGCTCTGAGCGTTCCTAACAATGGCAACTCACGACTACATCATCAGTAATGCGTCTGGTGCCGCTGTCCGTGCTGACCTGAACAACGCTCTCGCTGCGATCGTCAGCAATAACAGCAACGCAACTTCCCCAGCGACCACCTACGCCTTCCAATTCTGGGCGGACACTACAACCGGCCAACTGAAGATCCGCAACGCCGCAAACTCGGCGTGGATCACGCTGATGGAACTTGACGGCACGATGCTGATGGAGGACGGCACGGTGTCGGCCCCTGGTCTTGCATTTGCCTCTGACGTTAATACTGGTTTCTTCAGAAGCGCATCTGACAAGATTAACTTTGCCACTGGCGGTGGAGAGCGCCTTGAGATTGGCAGTTCTGAGGTTGTATTTAACGACCCTAGCAATGATGTTGACTTCCGCGTGGAGTCAAGCGGCCAGTCTCACATGCTGTTTGTCGATGCAGGAAATGATCGCGTCGGAATAGGCACCTCGTCACCAGGCAGACAGCTGCAAATTAACGGTGACTCAGATACGCAAATCAGAGTCGTTGCTGCAGCAGGTGGTAGTGCTGGTATTCAGTTTGGTGATGCAAATGATTCTGTAATGGGTAGCGTCAATTTTGACGCAAGTGATGATTCTTTGCAGTTTAGAGGATTTAACAATACCGAGGCGATGCGAATCGATTCAAGTGGGCGCGTTTTAATTGCGGCTACAAGTACTTATGGAAGTCCTAACGCAGACGATTTGCAAATCGGTGATAATACCGATTCTGCACAATCTGGAATCACTTTAGGTTCAACAACAGCAAGCTCAATCAGATTTCGTGACGGTGCAGATGCCGGGATTCTTAGCTATGTGCATGATGACAACACCATGCGTTTTTTCACTGCTGACACCGAGGCGACGCGCATCGACAGCTCGCAACGGTTGTTGGCTGGGACGACAACAGCTACAACATATTTTGGTGCAACTGTTAGAGCTTATTTTACAGACCAAGGGGGAACAGTGCTCCCTATGGCTTTAGAAACTTTTAGAAATGATACTGCAGGTGCTTATCTTGTTTTAAGCCATTCACGCAGCACTACGGCAGGAAATTATACAGTGCTTCAGAATGGCGATATGCTTGGTCAAGTTGCATTTAACGGAGCAGATGGCACAGATTTAGCTTCTACTGGTGCAACAATTAAAGCAGAAGTAGACAACACCCCTGGCGCTAACGACATGCCAGGTCGCCTTGTATTTAGTACCACAGCGGACGGTGCAAGCAGCCCGACCGAGCGGATGCGAATCGACAGCTCGGGCAAGGTTGGCATTGGAACGACGTCGCCTAGTGGATTGCTGCACCTTAGGGCATCCTCTGAGCCATCTTTATATTTTGAAGACACAGGTTCTAGCAACACTCTTTCTCGTATTTTTAAAACAGGCAGTGCCTTAACTTTTAATAGCAGGCACACTTCTGCTGGTCAGTTTGTTTTTAACAGTGAAAACTCTGGCGGCACAGCTACAGAGCGGATGCGTATCGATTCAAATGGGCATGTTGGAATTGGCACTTCCAGCCCTGGTGTAACGCTTGATATTGAGAGCACTTCTCCGACAATCAGGTTGACTGACAGCGATGCCAGTGGAACGCCTGAATGTCAAATCTCTGGAGCTGGTGGCGATTTAGTCATTGAAGCTGATCGTGACAATGAAAAAAGCGATTCACAAATAAAGCTTCAAATTGACGGCAGCGAGACGATGCGTATCAACAGCACCGGCGCGATTGCTTTTTCAAACTTTAGCAGCCTGAAGGATACTCAAGGTGTAGTTACCTTTAATGGTTTTGCAGGGAAACAGGGGGTGTTCGGTACAGCTGTTGGTAACGTCATAAACTTTAACTGGAGCGGCAGTAACCTTGAAGCGTGGGTAGATTCAACAAATATCGGAAATGTCTCGGTTTCGTCTGACTATCGAGCGAAGCAAAACATTGCATCTATTACAGCTAACTGCATTGACAGAATTAAACAGCTTCGTCCTGTTCAATACGAATGGGCAAACTATAAAAACCTGTTTGTTGCGGATGGGGTTACTCGTGAAGGCTTTATTGCGCATGAAGTAGCCGATGTCATACCTAGCGGTGCAAATGGGACAAAAGACGATGCTGATCAAATTCAGTCTTTGCAGCCTGACGCAATCCTGAGCGTTACTGTTAAGGCATTGCAAGAAGCAATTGCCAAAATTGAAACGTTAGAGACTAAAGTTGCAGCCCTTGAGGCTGGCTAAGTAAACTTCCTCTGACTTCACTTCATCATGGCTAACACCTACGTCTGGAAGATCGCTAATCTCAACAGAGATCTCAGTGACGATTTTGCTCACACGGCTCACTACACCGTGACCGCAATCAGCGATCAGGTTGACTCTGAGGGCAACGCCTACAACTCTGGCGCTTACGGCAGCATTAATCTTGATCGTCCTGACACCTTGGTCGACTTTGAGGATCTGACTGAGGCTGACATCGTGGCTGCTGTGCAGGCCAAGCTTGGTGGTGATGAAAAGGTCACTGAGATTCAGGATGCATTGGCTGCACGCATCGTTGAACAGATCACGCCGACTCAGGCGTCTGGCAAACCTTCTGGCTGGTAAGTCCCTTGGCTGATCGCAAAATCTCAGCTCTGACCGAGCTAACTGCTCCTGCGTCTGGGGATCTGTTCCCTGTCGTCGACATCTCAGAGGCTGACAACGCCGACAAGAACAAAAAGATCACCTACGGAACGATGTTCCGCGC